TGTAATACTCGGTTCTTTTTTTCTCCTGCTCTTCTTTATAAGGGAGCATACCTAACTTAACTCTTTCTTCATCTAAAAGGTTTAGTTCTCCAAATTTCTTCAATTTGGCTTTAAGTTTCATAAGTTCATCTCCGGAATCAGCCATACTTGGAGAATCTTTTTTACCCTTACCATCCTTGCCTTTCCGTGTGTAGGCACGGACGGTAATAGTCTTTCCGTTTTTTAAACGACGCTGATAAGATTTTACGTTATGCTTCATAATTAGGGAGTTTTTGATAATATTCCTCTCGATAATGGGGATAAAGTAAACGGATAGCTATCGAAGTATTCACGGAAATCAAGCTCTCTCTGCAATTGTATGTAACCCGGAATCACATTGTCCTTGCGTAGAGAATAATCTCCGAAAGTTTCTTCAAGCAACCCTCTTAAATAGAGCATGAGTTTGTACCAAAACGAGTATCTGTCACCCCATGTATTATCAGAACCCACACGATTGAAGTCCTCGTAGAAATATCCTTGGGAAGTATCTTCCGTGATAGTGAATACGGAACCTATCTGAACTGTGGTAGAAGTAGGGGATGAATTGCTATCGGAACCTGTATAATCAGAGCCATCAGTAAAAGTTTGCCCGATAGCGTTTGCAGCGTTCTCATACAAACGTCTTTTATCAACCAAATAATAGGAAACCCATATAGCCAAATGTTTTTCACTAGGGCGTTTAAGTTTTCCTATAAGTTCATCGTTTATTTCTTTGTCACAGATATCAAGTACCTTTGCATAGTACCATCTTATCATTTCCACAATCTCCGAATCAGAAAAGAAGTATCTTCTGAAAGCGGTAAAGTCCTCTGTAAGTTCCTTATTTACTTTGATTAGTGAATTAGCCGGTTCCTGTCCTCTAAAATATGGAGTGTATGCTACGATTATTCCTTCTTCGATAAGTTTGTCCATTACGTCTTCCATAGTAGGGTACTGCTGGAAAACGATTTCTACGATAATTTCCTTCGATGATTCTTCTGTTTCTCCCTCTGCTACTTTATACAAGGTCAGCTTTCCCTTGATTAATTCTACGTCTGGGTCAGAAATTTCCGGTTCAAAACTAGGGTCAATTTCAATAAAGTTCCCACTTCCCATCTGTTTGATAGCGAAAGCAGGAATAATGAAGCGGTCAAAGGTAAGCTCCCTAACCGCTTTCATTATTTCATTCAAAGTAACTTTAGACTGGGCCATGATTATTAATTAGCGTCTGTAACCTTTGCGACTGTTATTTAAGATAGCAGCCACATCTTCGGGAATCTTATGTTCCTTATCTTTTTTCAACTGATAGTGAGTACCGCCAATCCAAGAATCAATCTCTTCAAGAGCGTAAAATGCGACACTTTTTGAAGCCTTCTTAATCACAGTAACTTCTGCGTTATCTTGTGCGGTATCTACTATTGTTTCCTCTGGATTATTTTTTGCCATGATTGGTAAAATGTTTAATTGTTACTAAATGGGCAAAGCCCCTCAGTTATACAGAGAGAGCTTTGACAATATTCTTTTCTTCAATGATTCCGGTTCCCCAAATACCATACCATCCGAGAGTATGTTTACGTCCCATATCAACTACGCCATCATCACGTAATTCAACATCAAGAGCCACACCCCATGCGTATGCGTTTTCTCCGAAGAACACAGCTTCATAACCTTCTGTAATAGAACCGCCACTACCATACTTGGTCTTGATTTGTTCAGCGTTTAAGTGGGGCATCTGAGTTGTTTCAATAAAGATAACACCCTCATACATACCAACCTCACCGATATACAACTGTCTACGTCCCATGTAGGTATTGGCATTAATCCAATCGGGGTCGTCACGTAATTGACGGAGCTGGTGCGGAGATGCAATACAAACATAATAATCACCATTGATTCTTGGAGAATCATTTGAAGCCAAAATTTCTACGGCATCCTTAACTGTTTTTGTAGTGAATGCACTAGTCGTAGTCATTTCTGCCAATGACTTGGCTGTACCTCCGTAAACCACATTTGAAGTCTTTAATACTGTATCACGGAATTGAGTATCCAATACTTTAGCCATGTTATTTGCCAGAAGTTTGGAAGCGTCACCCAGTACGTCAAACATAGAAGTACGCAACAAGTATTCAGTAACCTGTACCGCATTACCCTGCTCTTTAACGGGAACAACAATTTCCGATGTACTCATTCCTTCCGGTGTCAGAACATCATTTTCCTCAAGTTCTCCACCACCTTCAAGGTTATCATATTTAACGAAAACAATAGCCTTTCCTCTGACCGCCTGCAAATCACGTTTGATTTTGGCGAACTGTAAGAAACGCAAGCGAGGCTGTGCCTTGTACAAAACCTCACGGGAATAGAAATCACGGACTGCCTGTGGAATAGACACATAACCGCCTTTATTTACTCCGGCTGATGTAGTATCACCAAAGAACAGGAATCCTAATGTTGCCAATAACATTGGCATTAATACAAATAGAATTGACATAATCTTTACTTATTAATTTTAGTTGTTATTATAACTGAGTAGGACCTACACCTCCGTAAGTAGCACGAAGTTCTGCTTCAAGCTGTTCTCTGCGAGCCGCAAATTCAGACATTGGCATGGTTTTTACACTTGTAGGACCTGAAACTTCCGGCGCTTCTCTGCGTGGAACTGTCGGAGCTGGTGCAGGAGTTGGTGCAGGGCTTGGAGTTGGTGACGGAGCCGGTGCATCCTTCTCATTTTCCCGTCGCATTTGTTCTGCAATAAGTGGGTCAGTAACTTTACTGCCATGTGGCACTGCTGCGGAACTAGGACTTGGATATTTGCTGCGTAACTCGATTGACTTCTGTAAGGAAGCGTCTAGTTCTTCTTTTGAATTACCCTCAACAAGTTCGGGAATACACTCATTGATATGCGCCTGAATAATTGAGTTCCGATATGCATCCAATTCTTGTTTTCTCTGTTCCTCGGAATTTTGAATAACAGGTCTGATTACTTCGGATACAGTATTCTTCAAGGAGGTTTCCAAATCTTCACGTGTAACGAATGTACCACGCAATGCTTCTACGATTTCCTTAATGTTGGCACTAGAACCACCATTCGGTGAATCCGGAACCACCTGTATCTTACGTAAATCTTCCAGTTGGTTCTTGATGGAATCAAACTGGGAGTACAACTTGTTTTTCTCAACCTTGGATACAGCCTGTATGAATTTCTGCAATTCGGGGGTATCTCTCACTACATAAGTAATACCATTAATTGTAATACTTTCTGGGATACTTGCGTTTCTTCTTTCGTCTTCGTTCATTTTTTCTACGATTAAAAGTAACAATTAGATTTCTACTACTTAATAAGGTTGTCTTTCAGAACATTATTGCCGTTGCCCTTTACTGTGGCTTGCGTCATTTGTTCTCTACTAACCAGTGGTGCGCTAGGCGTACCCGGATTGACGAATTTTTCGCCAACCTGCATACCCTTATTTTGCCCGATATCATGCAATGCTTCGGGATTTTTAGGGTCTAATGTCTGCAATCCTGCCATAACATTTGATTTTTAAAATGAAACAATTTGTTATTTTATTACTGATAGCGTTCAAAAGTAGGAATTATTTCTAAATTGACAAAATAAAACCTGCAAAATTACTTCCTAGAACTCTTCACTACCCTGTTCCTCACTAAATTCATTGGGGGTTTCATCGGTTTCTTCCTCATTACCCGTATCAGAAACTTCTATATCACCTCCGGAAGTCAGTGCGGCTATACGTGCCTGCAATACTGCTTGTGTTACAGTATCATCGTCGATTTCATTAAGCAAGTCCGGTATATTTTGTTTTCCCATACGCTCCATGATTTCCCTACGTGAACCAAGTTTCATCTGTAACTCCATTTGTGCACGTTGCAATTCATCCATTTTGTCTTTGGGGAAACCGAAAGCAAACACAGGTTCAACTATCATCTCAGAGAGGAAGTTCGAGCTTAACTTCTTGATACGTCTTAATCGTTTATTGTTTGGGTCCTCTATCTCAAGAATACGGAAAATTATGGTATTCATTTGTGAGATACCTTCACCATAGGTCATTGCCTTTATGTTAGCCTGTTGTATAAGCGGATGATAAGTAATCTGCAATGCTGCTGCGGAAGTATTACTGATAGCCTGAATCTTTCCAAGTGCATTTTCCGGAACATCGGATAATTCGTGCATTGCGGTTTTCAAGTCTTTGGCGAAATTAACAGCAGCCGACAAATCAACATCCAAGCCCAAGTTGAATACGTTAGCCTCGGCAGGAAGTCCAGACCATATCTGCCCCAAACCTTTTTTCAATGACTTGGCAGAAGCACCTGTAATTACTGTGGTCGGAGTAACATGGTAATCAATCACGGCTTTCAACTGCTGCATCACCTCATTATAAATCTTGTTTATCTTGAGGATATCATTGGCATCAGATTTTCCATAATAGCCGGAAGAGTTTGGCTTGTTCTTTATATGCACTACTGGAATGAACCCGTATTTATTCGGAACCTCGGTATGATTATACTTGGCTACGTTACTTTCTTCAAGGTTAACATCTACCTGATACCAAGTTTCAACGGTTTCCGCACTCATTTTAATAACGTACAACTTATAAGGCTGGTCGGGTCCGGATTGTAAAGGCTGGCGCACCAAGAAAGATTTCACCTTATTATAATCTCCGTTATCAAATTCCACAAAACATTGCCGGCTGTCAAGCACAGATACTTTCACATATCTATCCTGAATCTCCGGCATCCATTCAGCCATAAGCCAGCAGTCACCTGTTATACCACCCATCTGCAACATCTCATAGGACAACTGCAACTTGTTCGACTTACCCCAGTGGTACATCATAAGTTCTTCGGCAATTTTCTCCAGTTCACGGTCAATCTGGTCGGAATAGAAACTCTTCACATGGAAAGTGAAAGCCTCATTACCCAGCAAAAACATATTGACCTTATCAATGAACGCCTTTATATAATTAAAGGAAAGCATACCGTCATTGAAGTCCTTATAGTGCATTCCGTCATAGAACTTCCAGTACAGATAATATTTGGTGATTCTGTCAAGTTCCCATTTATTATCCTGCACTATGTTCTGCAATACAAAACTACGTAAGACATTGGTTGCCTCACTAAGTGGACGACTGTCCACATTCCAATACTTTGAACCCGGATAACCACTGTAGCTACCACCAGTAGGGTCCATACCTCCTACATTTATTCCCATTAGTACGAATGTCTTTTTATTGCGTTAATTGTTTCAGTTATTCCACCATATAGAGGATTATCGGACACTTCCATTTCCTCCTTAACCACTTCTTCCTCATTTGCAGCAAGACACATAAGTGCCGTACTGTCCACCATATCGTCAAAGTAACCTTCCGTTTTCTCACACACCATAAAGGAACCGTTGAAATATTTCCGGCAATTTTTCATCTGTTCCTCAAATTTGGAATACTCGGAAGTTCCTCTCACCACCTTGTTAGCAGGAACTATAAGCCTGCGTGTCTTAATGTCAGAGATGAAGTTATACCACATGTCTGATTTGCTCTGTGCAGTGAACGTATATGGAGTTATATCCACGTATTCACCACAAGCATACATAAGTCGGTCAACAACTGGTTTTCCCACACCAGTATAATCCGCGAATATCTTAGATATATTAAACTCAGCTATATAATCAAGAATTATATAATGCTGCTCCTCATAATCAGCACCACCAAGACACGCCCAGCATAATATCTGCTTATATGGATTCTTAAACGGTTCATCCCAGTCTTTCCATGACTTTCCTATGGTAAGCACGGTTTCAGCAGGAGATTTACCGATATCCAAACCAGCCACAATAAAGTCAGTAACATTGGGGGCCTGAAATCCCAGTTTGCGGTTTATGATTCCATTAAATTCCTTATCGGTAAGAAGCATACCGCTTTCGATATCCCAAATAAGGGCATACGCAAGTTTGAACGCCTGTGATTCCTCACCCCAACGTTCACGCTTACGGTAAATATCGGCTTCATAATTCAGATGGAACCGCTTTCCGTCCTTTTCATACTGTTCACGTCTGCTGATGATAATTTTCTTGTAGTCATATTCGTAATGATGCCGGATGCGTGGGTCAAGGGCTTTTCTATCCAGTTCACGGTTATGTTTTATTTCATAATAGAAATGGTTCTTTGTCATACCTGTTGTACCCACTTTTATAAGAGTACCTGCGGTTGACGAAAGCATAGGCTCAATAGATTTGCTGACTATAAGGTCGTCAACATCTTGGGCTTCCTCAACAATAACCAAATCATACGTCTTTGATTCAATCTTTGATTGTTTACTGGCAACCTGTCCGGCAAGGAAAGAACCGTTTGACAATTCAAGGCGTGCCACACTTTCAAGCCATACGTCAATATCGGGGTCTGTAAGAACCATATCCGCATTTGCAGACCTTAGTCGTGTCAGTGAACGTGAATAGGTAGTGACAACCTGGTCGGATTGCGGAGCGAAAAGTCCTACACGGAATCCGGTCTTAAACTGTTCCAAATCGGGAATGATTGAAGCCAGTGCCGGAAGAATAACACATAATGTATCAATGACAAAAGCCATAACCTCAGATTTTCCCGACTGACGGGAAAGAAGCACGGTCTTTACATCACCCGAAAAAGTTATCACAGAATATATGATGCCGTATGCTATATCTTCCTGATAGGAATACAGGGAAATACCAGTAAGGACTTTGCCAAATTCCATAATCTTGGTGGTCACATCGTGAGCGTCAAACTCCACGGTTTTTCCTACCAGTTCCTCGGTATGTATTTCGGAAACACTCTTACCAGTAGCCTCGAACACATACCCCTGTTCTTTTAATTCCTTTTTCTTTTTACTACGTACAGGCATATTACTTTTCTCTTATATCATAAGACATATCACCTTTCATATTTCTCCATGTGCTGAGAAAAACATTGCATTCCTTAGAATAAGGCAGAAAGCTGTCACTCTCAACCCAACAATTTGGAGTTTCATAAAGACGTATCTTTTCAATCTGAATACCATGTTCCGCCGGAGTGAAGAACTTCCGGAAGATGGTAAACAATTCCCCGGCTATATTTTCAGCAGACGGATTTATATCCGCCTTAATACCAAGTCCCATTTCATATACTTTCCATTTATTGGAACGGCACAATTTAATAAGTTCCGTATCCATAGGATTGAGAATACAGGCATGGTCTAAAAACTCGTCAATGAAATCGCCACATATACGTTTCAATTCTTTGAAGTCTACGGCATAGCCTATCTCCTTTACTTCCATATAGGAAAAAGCGGCTTCCACTTTAAAACGGTGTCCATGAAGATTGAAGCATTTCACCTTCTCATTCATAACCCGATGTGCACTGTCAAACTCAAATACTCTTGTTACTGTTGCCATAATGATTCGATTTTTAGTTCTACTTTATAATTCTTCTGTAACGATATACATCTCTTATTACTGCGGAAAAATATTCTCCCTTGCTTTCAGACTTTACAAATCTGGTCCATATAGGAAGAGGAACATTATAATATTGGTATTCCCATCTCGGACGGTTTACAAATACCATTGTAAGTGTCCGCGACTTCCTATCATAGTCTGCTGTCATTATATTAGAAGATACAATCTGCATTTCATTCCGATTGGGTACAAAAATAGGTGAACACCATTTTACTGATGCTCACCTGCAAAGATAACAGAATTGTTTAATAACACCTAATGCTAAACCCTATTAAACCTCCTGAGATTTCAATTTCTTAGATTTTACACGCACAGTGCCATACTCTATTTCTCCGCTATCCATCAATTTAGATGTTAGTTTTCTTTTAGGGTCTACCTCACTCTTTACATGTTTAGATAAATCAGAAAGTGTCTTAATATGGATATTCGCCAAATGACCAATATTGCCCTTTCTATCATACATAGAAACTTCATAGCCTTTATCCGTTGGTCTAACCTCTAAATCAATAGAGCGTTTACCTACGTTCATTGAACCAACAGCCATATCACCTTTCTTACGCAAAGGTGTATCAGAAGTCTTTGTCCAAGAAGACTTTTTTTCTTTTGCAGTAGCCTTACTTGATGTAGATTTCTTCTTAGGTTCCAATCCTGTTATACCACCTCCTACCGGCTTTTTCAAAGTTTTCTTAGGAGCGGTCTTAGAGGTACTGTCAGAACCGATACTTTTAAACAGAGAGATATGTCCACGGGAAGAATAGCTGTCATTGGCTTTCTTGTTAAGCTCCTTGTATTTTTCAGCGCCTACCTGTTCCTTCAACTTTTTGGCAGCAGCTTTCCCTTCTTTGGATTTGGGGTCGTGATACCATGCCTTAAATTCAGTAGATGATAACCCGGAAGATTTTGGAGCGGTCTTCTCTTGTTTCTTGGCAGGAGCCTTTTTAGATTCCTTAGGTTCAAGTCCGGTTATTCCTCCACCAACGGGTTTCTTCAATTTCTTTTTCGGAGCAGGTTTCTTAGTCTTAGTAGTGTCGGAGGAAGCTCCGGAACGGCTCTTCTTCAATTCATCCAGATAGTTTTGAAGTTCAAGTTTCGGGTCGGGCATCTTGGTAAGTCTAGTCTTGAGTTCACCACCAGCCCCTTTCTTACGTGCAGCCTTTTTAGCCACTTCCGCAGCAGCATCATACTTAGCCGTGTGAGATTTCACAGTAGTAATCTTACCCGACTTAGTTTTGCGCTGATAAGTTTTGATTGTCTTTTCCTTTTTCATAAGTTACAAAAATTTTTATTACGACTTCTACAACTACAAATATAGGCATAAAAAATAATACTCACTACTTTAATATAGTGAGTATTACAAATTAAGGGGAAATAAACACAGTGTTTTTAAACGATTACAGACCGTTTTTAAGGTTTACTAATATAGTAGTACGTTTTACGTATTACTTTTACTTTACGAGTTAAATTACCAATACCAAAATGAGTACAAAGTTTAGCGATTACGGTATAATTTACGGAACCCGTACCGTATAGATAGGGGCGTATTTTCATACCACCAAGACTTTTACCGAAATCGGTTTCCAGAAATGCTGGAACACTTCCGTACTCCTTATTGATTTTATTGCGCAAGGCAAGTTTCACTTGCTCAAGCTGAACCTCCTCAAGATGTTCCTCAGTTACTTTTTTCTTTGGCATAATCTATATGAATTATTGTTTCTGAATTTAAGTTACCTTCCCACGACACACAACCGATTGCTTTACCAAGACGGATTAACATCTCGACTATCTGTAGATATGGTGTCCATAATTCTCCATCCTTACGGTGATTACAGAACATAAGCGGAACATTCCCGTCCTTGTCGGTTTCAATTTGGGAAACCATATCCCGTATGGCAGGAGTATGCTTATCCAACTCTTTTCTATGAACACCAATTTCATTACCTATGGTACAAATGACAGTTTCCTGCCATATACGTTCAACATTAAAACTTCTCAGTTCAATCATAATACAATGGATAAAATAGCAAGCATCCAGAAGATAAACCTCCAGAAAGGTTTCTTACGGGTAGCTGCCAAGATTACTAATATAACAGTAAGTGCAATCATTACTTTTTCTTTAAACTGCTTACTTTGAAATTTGCAAATAGTTTCTTTGCTTCCTCGACTGTAAGTTCCTTACCTTTGACGGGGCGATTTCCTGTAGTATAGTTATTCAGTGCCATAGTATTATTTCTTTAATTCTTGTTTCCAATATTCAAACCAAAATGCCTCACGTAGATTAGCGGTCTTATAACCTTTGCTCTTTACAGGAGATGGAAATTCCACAGACCATACACGGGTAATGGAATCGCGTCCTTCTCCACATCTGAAAATCACTGGAACATTTTTCTTATCCCTACGTGAATAGATGTAATACACATCATCCTTAAACTCGTTCACCTCATGGTAAGCACCCTCAAGACACATACGGACAGAATCCATAGGAGCGTACATGAGTTTGCCCATGTCCTCGGCAGCCCACTTAGTTTGGGCAAACATACTGCCCGTTAATATTAGTAGGGCAGCAACAGCAAAAATCTTTCTCATAACCTAACTTTATTAAATTGAATGTTATTAATCTGTCAGAATAGAACATATACACGGAACGGAACAAATCCAATCTTATACATCCTTTTTCCGTGAACAAAGAGCACAAGGATTTTCTGACAACCTCCTCAAGCTCGTCCAAATCAAATTGGAGGAAAAGTTCCCAATAGGAATCAGTGCTCATTCTGTGTCTTCGCATGAACTCATGTTTAGGCAGAACCGCCATGTCTACTAGGAACTCTTTGAACAGGGGATTACCCGACAGGTCTACTGTGGGAATCCCCTCATTGTTTAATCTTCGAGTTTTATCCATTTATCACTTTTCAATAACACCTCACGTCCGAAGAATATACCTTCTTCGTCAATGTTGGTAATCTCTTTCTTAGACCACTTGTCAAGCAAGATAAGAATCTTATCACCCACTTCAACACCTTCCCAAAGGATATCCTGCGGAGCATATATATCCACGGCTGAGAACAGGCAGTTTATTATGTTCACATTCTCCACAGTGTTTGCAATAAGTTTCTTGTTGAACTCGACTTTCTTATCCACGTCAATAGGATTCTTCAACAACTGGGTAGCGGTTATTTCACCCTTGACAAATTTCATAAGCTGGTACATTGCTTCCGGACAATAGTGTAACAGGTAGTCAACCAAGAAAGGAACAGCCGGAACAGGTTTACCGTCAACGATTATCTTATCACCGTCAATCCGGTCAACATTATGAAACTCCGGAAGCAAAGTGCCCACAAACTTATACTTTGGTTCCTTACTGGGAAGTTCAAATGTTTCCTCACGGGTAAGTTCCTCCAGTTTCTTAAGGAATGACTTATAGCGTATCTTACGGTTTGAAAGGTCGTCCAAAAGAGCTTTCACGTTTTTCTGCCAGCGTTTAAAGGGAATCATGTCCGCGAATAGCATAGGGTCAAAGTCAGCCAGCTTGCCATTACGTATCCACG